TGTTTATTAATTAATAATATTTAAAAAGAAAAATTTATGAGTAATAGTTTAGACGCAGTTTTAGCTCAATACGAGAAAAACAAACAAAGTGGTGGTTCCACAAAACCACAAATGACATCAGAAGAAAGGATGAAACAATACCTTTCAATCATGTTACCAAAAGGAACAAAACAAGGTGAAAAAAGAATTAGAATTGTACCAACAACAGACGGTACCTCACCATTTAAAGAAGTATTTTTCCACAATGTACAAGTACAGGGAAGATGGCAAAAACTCTATGACCCAGGAAAAGATGAACTTGGTAAACCATCCGGTGAAAGAAGTCCGTTAAATGAAGTAGAAGAGGCTTTAAGATTAGCTGGTGATGCACAATCAAAAGAGTTAGCACGTTCTTATCGTTCACAAAAATTTTATATCGTAAAAGTTGTTGATAGAGACAATGAAGAAGATGGTGTAAAATTTTGGAGATTTAAACACAATTGGAAAGGTGACGGACCAATAGATAAGATTATCCCTATTTGGAGAAATAAAGGTGACGTTACCGATATTAATGAAGGAAGAGATTTAATACTAATCCTACAAGCAGTACCATTACCAGGTGGTAGAGGAGAGTACACAACAGTATCTTCTGTTATGTATGAAGACCCAGGAGCACTATCAACAGACCCAGCTCAGGCAAAAGAATGGTCTGGAGATGAAAGAACTTGGAGAGACGTATATTCACAAAAACCAGTAGAATACTTAGAAGCAATTTCTAAAGGGTTAGACCCAGTATGGGACTCAGAACTTAAGAAGTATGTTTACGATGACCCTAACAGTGTCAGTAACTCAACAAGTACATCTACACTAGGTTCTACAAATGACCCACAAGCAAACGAACCACAATCTGAAGACTTACCATTTTAATTAGTAAGATATGGCATTGAAAAAAAGAACATTTTCAGATTTGAAAAATAAATTCTCAAAGAAAGCAAACTTTAAACCAGAAAGATTTTTTGATTTAGGGGGAGCTTTCCTTGATGCTACTGGATTACCGGGACCAGCCATGGGACATTTACAAATGTTTCTAGGTCATTCAGACACTGGAAAAACCACAGCTTTAATAAAATCAGCGGTTGACGCACAAAAGAAAGGAATTTTGCCAGTATTAATCATTACCGAACAAAAATGGGGTTTTGAACACGCTAAACTTCTTGGTTTTGATTGTGAAGAAATTGTAGATAAAACTACTGGTGAAATAGATTGGGACGGATTCTTCCTATTTAATAACGACTTCCAGTATATAGAACAGATTACCGACTATATCAACGAGTTATTAGATGCTCAAGATAAAGGTGAATTAGAATACGATTTATTATTTTTATGGGACTCTGTTGGTTCAGTACCATGTAAAATGACATTTGAAGGTAAAGGTGGTAAAATGCATAACGCGGCAACCCTAGCTGACAAAATAGGCATGGGGTTAAACCAAAGGATAGGTAAGTCACGAAGGCAAGACTCAAAATATACCAACACACTGGTGGTCGTAAACCAACCATGGGTTGAATTACCAGACAACCCATTTGGACAACCAAAAATTAAAGCTAAAGGTGGTGAATCATTATGGTTAAATTCTACTCTAGTTTTTAGATTTGGTAATCAAAAAAATGCTGGAACTACAAACATTTCAGCTGTTAAAGAAAAAAGAAAAGTAAAGTTTGCTACTCGAACTAAGATAACAATTATGAAAAATCACGTTAATGGTCTGGGGTACGAAGATGGAAAAATACTAATTACACCACACGGTTTTATTGCCGGTAGAGAAGCGGGTGAAGAAAAAAAATCAATAGATAATTATAAACTAGAGAATTCCACATTTTGGTCTGAGCAATTAGGCATGGGTGGTGATTTCGACTTAAAAATAGAAAAACAAAATGACTAAATTAAAAAAAGGAGACAAAGTAAAAGTACACTATGTAGGTACTTTAAAAGATGGTTCAGAATTTGACAGTTCTAGACAAAGAAAACAAACATTAGAATTTACTATCGATGATGGTAAAATGTTAAAAGGATTTAAAGATGTGGTTAAAGACTTAGATGTTGGTGAGAAAAAAATAACTAACATACCGGCAAATGAAGCTTATGGTGATTATATCACAGAAGCTGTTATAACAGTTAAAAAGGCTGAATTCCCACCAGAAATGAAATTTGACATAGACGGGTTTGTACAAGGACAAGATGACCAAGGTAGACCGGTACAAGGACAAATAGTTAAAGTTGAAGACGATACTGTAAATTTAGATATGAACCACCCATTAGCTGGTGAAGATTTAAATTTTGAAATTGAACTAGTAGAAGTTGTAGCGTAAAAAAAATTGTTTAACCTTTTAATTAAATGTCTTGACACGTACACTATTAGTTGATGGAAATTCCCTATTAAACACAGGATTTCACGGTATTAAAAATATGTATAATGGTGATGACCACATAGGTGGGTTGTATCATTTTTTAAATACATTAAGAAAACTTATTGACAGCTATTTTATAACAAAAGTAGTTGTGTTTTGGGATGGGAAAGATAATACTAAACCCAGAACAAAAATATATCCCGAATATAAGTTAAATAGGAGACTAAAACCAAAACCAAAAGAAGAGGTAGACTCTTACGGTAGACAAAAACTAAGAACTCAAGAATACTTAGAAGAACTCTACGTAAGACAGTCTACGTTTAAATGGTGTGAAGCCGATGATTGTATTGGGTATTATTGTGATAATAACGATAAAGAAGAAATTATAATACTAACTTCTGATAGAGACCTACTACAACTAATTTCAGAAAAGGTTTCAATGCATGTCATATCATTAAATAAATTGTTTAAATTTAACGATAAGGTACCGTTGGAGGGTGTTTACATACCCCCCAACAACGTACGCTTAGTTAAAACTATATGTGGTGATTCTTCAGATAATATATATGGTATAAAAATGGTGGGTGTAAAATCCCTTATAAAAATAAAACCAGAAATACTAGAAAAAAAAGTAACTTTAAAAGAAGTTATAGAAACAATAGAATCTAAAGAAAAAATTACAGTAAAAGAAAAAAACATACTAGAAGGTATCACACAAAAAGATACAAGAATAACCGATAAAAAAAATATCTTAAACACAAACTACGATATTATTGGTGTTGGGGAGCAATTCCTAACTGAAGAAGCTGTAAAAGGAATAAAGGAGTTATCAAAAGAAGCGATAGACCCAGAAGGTAGAGAATGGAAAAATGCTTTAAACTTGATGATGTCAGATGGATTACTTAATATTTTACCACAAACAAATGATGCTTGGGTTGATTTTGTAAGGCCATTTTTAAGATTAACAAGAATAGAAAAAGATTTTTATAAAAGTAAAAAAAAAATAAAAAATGAAAAATAAAACCGATAACACACAAAAATGTGAATTTGTACTAACACTAGGAAAAAATATTGTATGTCAAAGATTCTTCTCAGTAAGAAACTTTAACAATAACTCAGCATTTTCTTTAGACCTACACGAGACTATGTCAGACATTATAAATGACATGAAAGACCGACTAAAACAAAAAACTTTATTTTTGTTGGACAGTAATTTTAGGGAAAACCCAACCCAACAGCTAATTGACGAAGGAGATTTTACGATAACTATTAAGAAAGGTAACAAATCTATATATAGTAGAATCCTACCTGCCGACGTCTATCCCCCGAAAGTAAGGTATACAGTAGATATAAGACCACAAATTTCTAATATACTAAGAGAACTAACAGAAGTACTGTCAAGCAGAAAAGTTACTACCTACTACCAAGATTATTCACTAATGGTTAGTGAATAAAGTATTTATTACTAAATAAAATTATAGATGAGCGAAACCACAAACTTTGGATACCTAGGGTATACCTTCCAACTAAAATTATTAAATCTAGTTATCACCGACAATACTTTTTTTCAGTCGATAATAGACGCTATAATACCTAAATATTTTGACAACCAATATTTTAGATTGATTATGCAATTAATCAAAGAGTATTACGAAAAATACCAAACAGCACCATCGTTTGACGCTATAGACCAACTAACAAGGATAGAGATTTCTTCAGAAATGGCAAGAAAAAATATTTTTGATATGTTAAAAGAGATTAAAGAAGCTTCATTTGAAGACCATCTTTTTATTAAAGAAAAATCTCTAAATTTTTGTAAACAACAAGAACTTAAAAAGGCTATTCGTAAAGTAGAAAGTATAATGGAGAAAGGTGATTTCGAAAGTTATGATAAATGTGAGGAATTGATTCGTGATGCTATTAAAATAGGTGATGGTGACCAAGGAAGTTTTGAAATTTTTACAGAACTAGAAAAATTATTAGAGGAAGATTACAGACACCCGATACCAACAGGGGTAGATGGGTTAGATAATATATTGAATGGGGGGTTAGCCAAAGGAGAAATTGGTGTGGTATTAGCACCTACCGGTGTTGGTAAAACCACCATGCTAACTAGATTTGCTAATACGGCATTTAATATGGGGTATAATGTACTACAAATATTTTTTGAAGATAACCCAAAGATAATACAAAGAAAACATTTTACGTGTTGGACTGGTATACCTAACGATAAATTAAGTGAACATAAAGAAACAGTTTTGGATAAAGCTGATGAGATGAAAAAAACTGGTGGTAAATTAATACTAAAAAAATTACCTTCAGACGAAATGACAATACTCCAAATAAAAAACCAAGTAAGGAAAATAATATCTGAAGGTATAAAATTAGATATGATTTTAATAGATTATATAGATTGTATACTACCGGACCGTGCATTTAATGACGAATGGAAAGGTGAAGGTTCAGTTATGAGAAAATTTGAAGGTATGTGTCATGAATTAGACATAGCTGGGTGGACAGCCACACAAGGAAATAGAACTTCTATAAGTTCTGAAGTTGTAACCACAGACATGATGGGTGGGTCAATTAAAAAAGCACAAGTTGGTCACGTTATTATATCTGTAGCTAAAACTTTACAACAAAAAGAACTTGGGTTAGCTACCATAGCTGTTGTAAAATCTAGATTAGGTAGAGACGGTGTTATATTTGAAAATTGTAAGTTTGATAATGCAACACTAGAAATTAATACAGAAACCACACAAACGTTCCTAGGTTTCGAAGAAGAAAAAACCAATAGAAATAGAGAGAGAGTTGCTAAAGCTCTACAAAGAAGGGAACAAGTAATAAATAAAAAATAATTAATAAAAATTAAAATATGGAAGTATCAAATAAGATTCTGTCGGATATTACTGTCTACATGAAGTACGCAAAATACCTACCAGAGCTAAATAGAAGAGAGTCGTGGGGTGAATTGGTGACTAGAAATAAAGAAATGCACCAAAAAAGATATCCACACTTAAAAGATGAGATTGGTGAGAAATATAAATTAGTCTACAATAAAAAAGTTTTACCATCTATGAGGAGTATGCAATTCGGTGGTAAACCTATTGAGATATCACCAAACAGAATTTACAACTGTGCGTATCTACCTATTGACCACATTGATTCTTTCAGTGAAACAATGTTTTTGTTGTTAGGTGGGACAGGTGTTGGGTACTCAGTACAAAGACATCACGTCGCTAAATTACCAGTAATTCAAAAACCATACCAAAAGAGGAAAAAAAGATTTTTAATTGGAGACTCAATCGAAGGGTGGGCAGACTCAATTAAAGTTTTAATGAAAACATATATGAATGGTGGTGGTTCTAGGGTAGAATTCGATTATTCTGATATTAGACCTAAAGGAGCTAGATTAATCACATCAGGAGGTAAAGCACCAGGACCACAACCACTTAAAGAATGTCTAGTTAAGATTGAAGGTTTACTAAACCAAAAAGAAAATGGGGAACAACTAAGTACTATTGAAGTTCATGATATTGTTTGTCATATAGCGGACGCTGTTTTAGCTGGTGGTATTCGTAGAGCTGCACTTATTAGTTTATTTAGTGCTGATGATGAACAAATGATTGGGTGTAAATCTGGTAATTGGTGGGAACTAAACCCACAAAGAGGTAGAGCTAACAACTCAGCCTGTTTAATGAGACACAAAATAACCAAAGAATTCTTTATGGATTTATGGAAAAGAGTTG